TGGTTATTGGAGAAATAACGAGCCCGCAGATATAACTCGTATGTGCGAATTGGCTAAACCTTGGGTAAAACTTGTACCTAAAATTATTGTGGCACTCGAAGATATAGACACCTTGCACAATGTTGATGTTCGGGCATTTGAATCTTGGTGGAAACAACACAGTGAAGAATGGTGCCGGCACTGGAACCTTTCATCGTGGTCCACAACTGATATCTTTTCCGTTGTACGCCTGGGCCACGCTCCGGAGTTTGCAAACATAATTGAACAATTGAAAAATAACAACACACCAACTAAGATATTGTTATAACCGTTTGGCAATGTTAATTTTGAAAACCAGGTTGTAAATTTCCGTTAGATGTTGTATAATAAGCACAATGAAACAATGCACTATAGTAATCCGAGATGAAGTCAACATCAAGATAGAAGGACTTGATCTAGATTGCCGCAAGGCTCTGGTCACAGCCTTCAAATACGAAAACCCAGCAGCACGTTACCTGCCCGCAGTACGGCTGGGTCGCTGGGACGGCAAGATTGCCTACTTTCAACTGGGCGGCAGCACTTATGTGAATCTTCTGCCTGAGATCATGCCCATACTTGACCGGTTTGACTACAGCCCAGTGCTGGACGATCAGCGTGAATACACTACTGCTTTTGACTTTACAGCAGTGTCTGAGAATCATTACAATCATGTGCTATGGCCCAAAGGCCATCCGGCTGCTGGTCAGCCCATGGTGCTGCGTGACTACCAGGTGGAAATCATCAACAAGTTTCTGACCAATCCGCAGTGCATACAAGAAGTAGCCACAGGTGCAGGCAAGACCATTATCACAGCAGCATTAAGTGATGCAGTTAGCCCTTATGGTCGCTCAATTGTGATTGTGCCCAACAAGAGTTTGGTCACACAGACTGAGCAAGACTACATCAACATGCAGCTGGATGTGGGTGTGTATTTTGGCGACAGAAAAGAATACAACTGTCAGCATACCATCTGCACCTGGCAGAGTCTCAACAACATGATGAAGCTGACTGCCAAGGGCGAAGCAGAAATAACCATTCATGAGTTCATACAAGATGTGGTGTGCGTGATTGTGGATGAAGTCCACATGGCCAAGGCTGATGCACTCAAGACTCTACTGACAGGTGCCATGAGTCAGATTCCGCTAAGATGGGGACTAACAGGTACAGTGCCAAAAGAACCTTTTGAGAGCCAGGCCTTGTTGGTTAGTCTGGGTCCTGTGGTCAGTCGACTCAGCGCCAGCACACTGCAAGACGCAGGTGTTCTTGCGCAGTGCCATGTGAACATTGTGCAACTGGTTGATTATGTGGAATACAAGGACTATCAAAGCGAGCTCAAGTACCTGCTGGAAGAGTCCGGACGCTTGGACACCATGGCCGAACTGATCCGCAAGGTAAACGAAACAGGCAACACTCTAGTACTGGTAGACAGGACTGAATGTGGACGACAACTGGTAGAACGCCTGGGAGAAAAAGCTGTGTTTGTGTCTGGAGCAACAAAGGGCACAAAGAGACAAGAAGAATATGACGAAGTAGCAGATGCCACGGACAAGATCATTGTGGCCACTTATGGTGTGGCTGCTGTGGGCATCAACATACCACGCATCTTTAATCTTGTGCTGATTGAACCGGGCAAGAGTTTTGTGCGTGTGATACAATCAATTGGACGCGGTATTCGCAAAGCGGAAGACAAAGATCATGTGGAAATCTGGGATATCACCAGCACCTGCAAGTTTGCCAAACGCCATCTTACCAAACGCAAACAGTTCTACCGAGAAGCTAAATACAACTTCACACAGGAGAAGTTGGAATGGATGAAGATCAACTAATGGTTGACTTTGCGACACAAACGCTGTATTATTAACACATGCGAATTCTAACACTAGACAATACATTTTATGATTTGAATCACCTGCCTGAAGAAGTAGATGACATGCGTTTTGCTATCCTGGACAACAGCAATCCACAAGACCCAGACTATCATTTTATTCCGTTGATATTCCTGGAAAGTTTCAACAGCCCTGCCTTGGTGTTGCGCATTGGCAACACCACAATCAAGATGCCCATGGACTGGCAAATCCTGATAGGTGAACCTGATGTGGGCGATCTAGAAGTGTTGCCCTTGACCAGTATCAATGATCGTGGCTTCAAGGTATTTCAATTCAATCCACTGACCAGTTTCCGTCCCAGCTTTCCAGACATTGAAATCTTGGATGTGTATCATGAAGTGACGTGGTTTGCACCCAAACTCAAGAATGGTCAGATGCTGGCCGTGCCGCTAAATGATGATGCAGAACCTGACTGTGTGTACTTTGTGAAAGATGTCAGTCGCAACTGCGAAATAGTGGACTACAACAAGGCCTGGTAATGTACACAGAACCACAGTTATTTGAAACACTTGCTCGACTGGCCAGGATCTATGCAGAAAGCTATCCTGATGACCGCGAAGGACTAGAACGATTCTTGCAATGGGCCCATGCACAATACGGTTATACATATGGGCCAGCTTAGACCAGGTGTAACCTACATCTATGAACGCGATGGCGATACTGTGTTCAGAAGAGAGTCTGGTGCCGTTGAGCGTGAAGTGATGGGCTACGATTATCGTACTAGTGATGGCAAACCCTTGCATGATCATTTAATGGATAGTAAACTCTGGGGCGATATTCATCGAGCAGCAAAGACCAATCCCACTTTACAAGATGCATTAGAACGTGCTATAATGATTTACCAACTTAGTAAAACCAATGAGCGATAAACTAAACATCGGCAACGAGATGCGCCAACTAGACATCAAGAACAGAGACTTCTATGATGAACTTGATTCAGATGAGCGCAAGAAATTTTCCACGTTCCTGATGTTGCGCTGGGGGTCGGCAGTGGAAGGTAGTCAGGAACTACAAGAATACTATGTGCAAAGCTGCAACCACTATCTCAACAAGAACTTTTTTGACATAGGTCGTCATCCCAAACTGCAATGGTTGTGTGCCACGGCCATGAGTCCCGGCATGGGCACACTGCGACATCCCTGGATTGCCCCCCGGAAAAAAGAAGCAGGACTCAGTGCCAAATGCAAGGCCTTGCAGGAAATATACCCCACCTACAAGGACGACGAGATCGACGTAATGGCACAGTTGGTCACACAAAAAGAACTAGATGCATATCATCGTGCAGCAGGCAATGCTAAAAAATGATTCAGCAGCTGGTAGTCAATGGATGCAGTTATGCTGAAAGTTATGCAGGGGGCAATGGGCATGTTGACCTTGCCAGTAGACTTGGTATTGTTGACCACCATAATATTCCGCAGGCTGTGAGCCTGGCCATTGGCGGCAGTGCCAACAGTCGCATACTTAGAACCACACTCAAGCACAGCTATGTCACTCGGGTGCCAACCTTGTATGTGCTGGGTCTGACCTTTGTGTCTAGACTTGAACTGCCCATTTGCAATCCTGTTGATGAGTTTGAAGGTGCCTGGTGTAATCCTCAAAATCAAGAGTTTGAATCTAGATGGCAGCATCAGTGGACCAAGAAAGATAGTGAGCAGTTTGTAGAAACCAAACTCAAAAGTGAAGTGTACAGTATTTTGGATCGCACCGAAGACATAATGTATCGTGTAATCAGTACTATCACAGACATTCAGAGTCGCGGGCATCGTGTGTTGATTTTTCAACAGGCCGACAACCTGTATCAAGCACACCTGAGCAATCCCAGATTGAAACTTTTTCAGCGTCCTGAAATTATCGAAGGCTTTGCCTGGCGGGCCATAGCCTGGCAATATGAACAAGGAGTAAGACCAAAAACATATCCATTTGGCAGTCCTAGCGTGCCTCCAGACATGACTCATCCAGAAATAGGTCAGCACGAATTGATCAACCAGTATTTGACAAACTACATTCAAGAGCATAAAATACTAGCATGACCCATGTGTGCGACTATTGTAAAAAAGAGTTTGTGAGAGAAACATCTATACAAGCACACATGTGCGAACCCAAACGTCGACACCAACAGCGTGACGAACCCGGTCCAAGACTGGGATTTCAGGCCTACATTCGCTTTTATGAAAGCATGGCAGGATCGGCCAGAAACAAAACACACGATACCTTTTGTGAAAGCAGTTATTATCGTGCGTTTGTGAAGTTTGGACATTACTGTGTGAACACTCGAGTAATCAACCCTGACAGATTCATGGCCTGGCTGTTGAAACACAATCGCAAGATTGATCACTGGTGCAGTGACAAGGTGTACACTGAGTACCTGGTGGATCATCTAAAAGTGGAAGCCGTGGATGATGCTCTGGCACGTGCCATAGAGTTTGGCATGGACTGGGCAGAAAAAAACACCAGCCCTGCACATGATTGCATGCGGTATGGCAATGCCAATGTGTTGTGCTATGCTGTGACTGCAGGCAGAATAAGTCCTTGGGTAATTTACAATAGTGAATCGGGGCAGAAGTTTCTAAGAGAACTAGATGCCACACAGGTGGCCATGATATGGCCTTATATTGATAGTGATGCCTGGCAGAAGAGATTTCAGGATAGACCCCAGGACCAGGCCTATGCCAAGAACATTTTGAAACAAGCAGGATGGTAACATGATTAAAACTATTACAAATGGGCCAGGAGTAATTGTCAGCAACAGCAGTTTCTCAGCACCCTACATTGACATGACTCGAACCAGTGCCGGCATGGTCCGATACAACAATAACAATTTTGAAGTTTATGACGGCAACTCCTGGATAATAATGGCTAGT